GCTGTATCAGAACCAGTAGTTCTTAACGAGCTTCTTCCCTTTTTCTTTTTCTTTTGAGCTTCATTATCTACCAACTCAGGTGTCTCAATATCTGATGGATCAGTAAGAGGAGGGGGTGGTGGGGGTGCGGGCGGGGGCTTTGGAGCGCTAAATACACACATATTATTCTTCCTTATTTTCTTCGTTTTCTTTTAATGTTATTAACCATTGAACAACTGACCTTTGACCAGCTTTAAACCACACTTCTCTATCAGTGAGTTTTATATCTGGACACTCATTTGGAAAAATCTTATCAAGTTCATCTATAAGATCTTCTAATTTATAAGGTAATTGTTCCATGAAATGTTTCTAAAACCAGTAGTACAGCTATCTTACTGGACAAGCTCCTGTTGCACATTCATCATCTTTTAGTTCTTCTAATGAATTTGCCGAGTTAATATCTACAGATTCTAATTGTTTTACATACTCATCGTGTTCTTCTTTAGTTACTACCTCTTGTGGTAAGTAAGGATAACCAAGATCAGAAGCTGACTTTGTAGGGTCGTTTCTGTAAAGAAAAGAAACACCTATGTAAATATCCCAGTTCTTAAGTAACCACTCTATTATTGCTGGAACTTCTTTTTTATCATAAGAGATTGTTACCGAGCAATTATGGTCAACATAGTTTTCCATTAACAATTTATATCTATTAAGTTGATCAACCGCTGCTTCCAAGTTAACTTCTTTACCATCTACTTCTGTAAAATCAACATTGTCATGACAAACAGGAAACGTAACTAATACACTTGTATCATCGTAAGGATTATCCATAACCTTATAATTACTTTGTTTTAGTTTTTCTACAAGAGGATCACTTTTAGAAAAGTTAATGTTATTAAAAATATATTTACCTAATGGTTTATGTACTCCCTCAGTAGTGTCCATTATTTTAGATAAAGTTCCACTAGGTTTTACAGTAGTTACAGCTTTAGGTCTTGGCATGTTAAGTTCTTCGGCCATGCTTTCAGCTCCCTTAACTGCCATCTCTCTTAAACCTTTAAATGATTTAGCGGAGTCACAATGTTCCCAACTTACTATTCCAGTCAGTCCAACCCCACATAGCCGTAAAAAGTTATTAAGCTCATGCCATGTGTCAGCTAATACTCCATCTTTTAAATTAACACAAGTTTGTCTATAATTAGCTCTTGCTATTAAATAAATAGCTCTAAGTAAACTTTCCCAGTCACCATTAAATTTTCCTAAATCACACTCTACCAAGTTACAAAAATTTTTATTACCTAGTAAAATTTCTGCGCAAGGGTTTAATCCTTTAAACCATGCTGCTTTTCTTTTTGCTGTTTCAGCATTTATAAATCCAGGTTCTGAACCACCAGCTTCTTCCATTAATTTAAATATATAATGTAGTTCTGCTTTTGTAGGTTTTTGATGAAACACTAAAGAATTATTAGATTGACTTCTTTGTGGATTATCATTGAAATGATCTTTTTTAGCTTTAGCAAAATCTTCCCACTCTGGGCTATTATAATCTAATAAACATATCTCTGCTGATCTCCTGCTTGATAATACAGTTCCTATCCAATTAACAATATCCAGAATATCCAAATGACTAAGAAGATTACCAGACCTCCTATTAAGTATGTCAACGATTCGTAAAAATGCTTTTGACAAAAGTTTATCGCCTTGCGAAATCCAACCATAACCTGAGAGTCTTGAACCCTCTGGTCTAATTTCAGAAAAGTCAATAACCAGTTTTTCACAATCGTACTTACCAGCAAGCAGCTTTCCAAGACCTTTGCACCAACTTTCGGCACTATCGCCAATACTAACTTTCCAAAGTTTTTTATCTTTGTCATAAGATTCAATGTTGTCATCTCTACCTCCTTTCGTTTTTCTTTTAGTTCGGATGACTTCGACATTATGAATGTAGTTTTGAAATCCATTCAAAGTTCCAGTGACAGGTTGGAAACCAACACCACATCCTTGAAGTAATAACCAGAAAGCATCTACTACATCATAAACTGTTTCTACTCTTAAAAAGCTACAATTAAACTGAGAAGCTTCTCTGTGTTTAGAAACTTCAGTTCCACCTAACCATAGTGTCCTACCAGCTACAGATACCTTTCTTTCTAAAAGTAACTCTTTTAATTGATTAAGCTCTTGTGATTCTTCATATGTCAAATCATGTTTTTTAGCTCTAATCCACAACCATCTTTGATGACTAATAACTCTACTTATAGTTTCTTCCCATGTTTCAAAATTATTATTATTATTATCTAGTGGTCTATTATAAGTTCTTCTTGTAATTACTTCTGCTCTAGTAGATACCATTTAATTATTCTCCTCTCTTTTTAAATAATTCCCATTTATTAAGTTTATATTTTTTATACCATACAGATGGTTCATTACACTTTGCAGCTCTAAATTTTCTTAATGGATATTTTTCTTCATAATGTTCCACTAGCTCATATATACCTTTACCACAATCAGTAACCCAATGATAAGGATAGTGTTTCATATATAATTTATTGTTTAGTTCAAACCAAAGTGTTATAATAAAAAAATCAAACATCGATGCCTAATCTCTTTCTTGCATTTTCTCTAATTTTAAAAGTTTCCTCGTCATAACATCCCCACCCTTGAAGGTCAATGTTATGCTCTTGTTCATAAATCTCAACTTTATTCCATATTTCATCTATGATACAAGCTTCTACTTCACCATAGACAATTTCTTCACCAGTATAGAGAAACAATATTAATATCCATTTCATTATACACCCGCTTCTTGTCTAAAATTTTGTTCGTTTTGAATTAAAAATTCTATGTAGGCTTTTGCTTTTTTAAGGTCTTCTATGTGACCTTTTTCTTGGTAACGACAAATGTATTTTATAACATTTCCCTCACAAAAACCAAGCTCATTAGCAAGAATAAAATTTATTGGTTGAATTTTATGCTGACTATAGTGGTCAGGATTTATAGATTTATCTTTTTCATCTTTTATAGCTTTAGCAATATCAAAGTACATTTGGACTCCATAGTTTTATTTGTTTATTTTTAAAGTCATAATCACTAGCTCGTAAAATTCTAGCCATACGAGCTTGTAATAAAGCTTCATTTTCATCTAAGTTTGCTTTAGCAAAACAATTTAGAATTGATTGCCAAGAACATTCTTTACTTAAAATTTTTTCAGCAGTTACATTTCCAATACCAGGAACACCTGAGTAACCATCAGTAGCATCCCCAACAAGTGTTTGTTTGAAAAAATTATAGTCCGCTACATCTTCATCAATTTCATGCAGCTCGTTACTTTTCCACAACAAACCTGGAATTGTCATTAAGTCTTTATCTTCAGACACAACAATCTTTTTATCTTTTATAAGAGTAGGGTGTGTAGATAAAATTCCTAATACATCATCAGCTTCTAGCTCTGGCCTTACATAGGTTTTGTAATTATCTTTAATCCATTTAACTAATTCCTTGTAACAAACTGGCTTTCTAAGTTTTTTTCTATTAGCTTTATAACTAGGATTAATCTTTTTTCTAAAGTTTTCCTTATCAGTAAAAGCAAATATAACCTTATCAGCTTCGGTTGCTTCAAGCAAGCGATCTATGTATTGTGTTATTAAATTTGAAGCTTCCTTCCGATCACTCCAAAGTGTCCAGATATCGTCACCCCAGTCAACTTCATGCTCACTAGCAGAAGAATATTGATAAGCACAAATATCTCCATCAATTAATAATGTTGTCATTTAACACCTCTATGTATAGGTCTGTGTTTTACAAACCTTATTTTTTTTGTATGAGGATTATAATGTAAATATCTTACACCTAACTTTTTTTGTGTTGGAGTTCTTGAGGATAACCTTCCATCTTTGTAACTCTTAACATCAACTAATAACAATTCACCAGAGTTTACATTTAGTGCTATTAAATCAACAGCTCCAGACTGACCACTATTTCTAAACACTTCATATCCTTTTGACCATAACCAAGCTATACAATGATGCTCTGCTATATCTCCTTTACGTTGAGGACTAATGTGTTTGCGACCAATTTTTTCCCACTCGGTATTCGCAATCCAGCTCACATCGGAAGTTAAACCTTTTCTCTGAGTTTCGGATTGCTTGCTTTGCGAGTTTTCCAAGCTCATCAGCATTCTCCTTTCTTGTTTCAATTTGTATTTCATCATGAACCCATGCTACTTGTTTGCAGTCTAAGTTATGCTGATGGATTAATTCGTGGACATCTATAATCCACTGTTTACAAATCAATGCTCCTGATGATTGCAATAAAGTATTAAGAGCTTTGTGAGCTGATCTAATCTTTAGTTGCCTGCCATCAAGACCTTTGATGTAACCTTTAGTTGCTTTTTGTTGTACGTCTTCTATTAATCTTTTGAGTGCTGGTGTTCTTTTCATAAAGTCAGAAATAATTTTCTTTCCTGCCTTTACATCTTTACCAAGTATCTCTCCCATCTTAGCTGCACCACAACCATAAACTAATGCATAAATAAAAGTCTTAGCTTGTGCTCGTGTGTCTAAGCCTGCTGCCTTTTGATTTGCAGTATGTATGTCTCCATCTAAAACTTCTTTTATGTAAGTTCCATTATCATAACGAGACATAAAATGAGCTAAACATCTTAACTCTAATCCTGATACATCAATCCCAACTAAAACATTTTCATCATCTACAGTAAATAATTCTCTACACTCTTTACCATAAGGAACAGTGGTCGCAGGAACATTTCCTACGTTAGGGTGACTGTGGGTAGCTCGACCTGTTACTGCACCATTTGTATTTACACTTCCATAAATTCTATTGTTCTTAACAAGTTTTAACCAAGCTTGTCTTCCCTCGGCTAACTGTCCTATTCTTTTTTCTATTGTGTAATACTCAACAAGAACTTTTGATTCAGGGTAAGGTAAACTTTTTAGAACATCTTCATCTACTTTTGGCTTACCATCATTTGTATATTGTTTTGGTTTCCATCCTCTAAGGTTTATTAATCTGTTTGCAACATGATCTCTTGAGCTTGGATTAAATTCTATGACCTGAACTTTTTCAGTTGGTATGCCTTTTCTATACCCAAGTTTTTTGTTATTTACTTTTGGTACAAAAGGTGTTCTTACCTCCCAGTCAGGGAAAGAATTTTTAAGGTCTTGTTTTAGACTTTCTCTTTTTGCAGCAAGGTCACTATACAATCGTTGAGCTTTAGTTGTATTAAACTTAAAACCATTACACTCCTGCTGATAAATTATTTCAGCTAATTTATGTTCCAATTCTATTGACTCTTCACTATAATTTTTTTCACAAATCTTTTTCCAAAGGGAGTCAGTGACATGAACATCTTGAATACAGTATAATAACATTTCATTATTAAATTGCTCCCAAGATCCTGTGTAGTCTCCCTTAGTGTTTCCTAATCTAACACCCCAAGCTTGTAATGAGTGTCTACCAATTAGCTTAGTTGGAAAATCTTTTGTCTGAAAATCTCGTTCTTTAATATCTGACCAGATCAAACGAGTTAAGACTAGAGTGTCTCGGAGCTTACCTTTATAATTAAAGTCATATACTTTTTTTAATGCAGGTAAATCAAACTTAATTATGTTGTGACCTACAATACAGTCAGCTTGCTCCAATCTTTTAAGACCATCTTGAATATTATCAGTATAAGTTTCAACCTTATTTGTAGATGTATCTTTTAAAACAAGACAATGAACTCTATCCAAGTCATCAAGCAATCCATTTGTTTCAATATCAAATATAATCATTCGTCTTTAGCCCTGTATACAATTACAAAAGCCCTACACTCAGGACAACTTAAATTTGTAACCATATCAAACTCATCAATAAAACCATCTCTTTCATATTCTTCATCAATGTCTTGGTCACCGCCCCAAATTAATTCAGTTCCACAATGCCAACATTTCATTAGTGCACACTCCTTACCTTAACAATTATTTTTTCAGCTTCTTCATAATCTTCTGCAATTTCATCTAAAAGATCTTGCATGTGTATTTGACTTACAACATCAGGTGCATAAAGAACTAATGGTTTTCCATTCTTTTGTATCTTTTTAATTGCCCGCTCAAGGGTCTTTCCTAAATTAAAAATATTATCGTCAGTAGTCATCATTATAATCCTCCAACAATCTCCCAGTTTCAGGGTTATATAAAAGGTGACCACATGTTCCAGTCTCACCAGTAAAACGATTTTTAAGAACTCTTACTGTAGTTTTGTGAGGGTCTTCAGCTTGTTGATTTCGTTCTAAACTTAAAACCATATCTGATAGTTGAGCAATACTATGACTACCTCTAAGGTTAGTAAGTGAAATGTTTTTACCCTCTTCAAAAGAAGTGTCTGATTTAGGTCTGTTAAGATGTGACACACAAAGTAAACAAATATTTAACTCCTGAACTAGTGTTCTAAGGTTAGTGACAAAGTTATCAATCATACGTCTTTCATCAGTTTGTAAATTAGTGGAAAGAGCAATATGCAGATGATCCAATATAATAAACTTACACCCACATGACTGTGCAAAATATCTAATCCTTGACTGTAAGTTGTCAAGTTCAGTAGCACCAAAACTATCATAAAAATAAACTCTCCCAGAACCGACAGTACGATTGTAAGGGTCAACCAAGTCATCAAAAAGAACACCATTCGACTCAAGGTGTAAGGGTCTTTCGATTTCAATACCAATAAGACCAAGCGCAGTTCTTTTGATACTCTCTTCAAGCATAATAAATCCAACACTTTCTCCTCCTTTAATAAGACTATGGCCTATTTCTCTAACAAAAGATGATTTTCCTATTCCTGAACCTGCGCAAATAGTCACAAGCTCACCACATCTAAGACCTTTTGTTTTTTCATTTAATTTTTTATAAGGATAATCTGCCCTATAAACAAGTTCCTTTTTACTTATAATATCCCAAAGGTCTCGACCATCAACGATACCATCAGGCCTAAATGTTTTTGCTTCCCATATAGAGTTAAGCAACTCCTTTACTTTACCTTTAACAACCATATCATTAGGATCTTTTTCTGATATACGAGCAATCTTTGCTTTGCCTGGAGCTATAAGTTGAGCACATTCTTGTGCAGCATGTTGACCTGCTTCATCCATATCAAACAGAAAAACTACAGTTTCATAACTGTTAAGAAACTCTAGTGATTTGCGAATATCATTTTTAGCCGAGCTTGCACTTCGTACTGAAACAACAGAATACTTATGGTTAAAACATTGAGACAGTGATATACAATCTAGCTCACCCTCAACCACAGTAATCATCTTACCGCCTTGTCTCCACAACCACTCACCATAAAGTAAACAAGAATCAGTGTCACCTATAAATTGAAACTGTTTGTTCGGGTATCTTAATTTTTGTGCAACAACTTTATTATTCAGATAATAGTTGGCAATCTGAAAAGATTTACCATTTTGCTTACCCACTTTATACCCAAACTTTTCACATGACTCAGCAGTAATATGTCTTTTGGTTAATGCCCTTATCTCCCCATCATAAAAATTTTTATCTAATTCTTTTTCCATAAACTCCTCTCCTTGATAACCACATCCAGGTGTGAAACAAAAACTTCCATTAGAATACACCGCTAGGTTGTTTTTACTTCCACACTTTGGACATGGTGAATGATGTAAAAAATGTGAGTCAGATTTCAACATCGCTGGGAGGAGTAACATTTAGATCGATGTTGTGATCTACCCATGCTTTTACATCAAACGATGGACACTCTTTACGATTATCAAGATCTCGGTGTCCAACAATTTCTGCATTTGGATAGTCTTTTGCAAGACTTAAGAGTAACATTTGTAATGCAGAAAACTGTTTATCAGTGTAGTTATCTTCAGCTTTCATATCGTCATCAACTCCACCGACTAAAGCTATACCAATACTATGAGAATTATGCCCTTTTACATGAGCACCTACAATATTTAAATCTCTACCATTTTCAATAGTACCATCTCTTTTAATAACTTTGTGATATCCAATGTCTAACCACCCTTGCCCTCTGTGAATTTTTCTAATCCACTCAGCATCTATATCCATGTCTGGTTTAGTGGCAGTACAGTGAACAACTATATAATTAGTCTTTCTTCTTTCTGTCATTTATGCATCTCCTTATAGCTTGTATACGTTGTTGTTGCTTTGGTTCTCTAATCCATTCAGGCGGAATAGAAATATCAGAATAAAAAAAGCCAAACCTCTTACACCACATGGCATATGTTGTTTTGCTTTTCTTACCGATCCTTGTTTTTGAATTACTAAAGACAAATCGTATATCTAAATCAGGATGTTGTTGTGAAATAAGCTTATGCTTAGACCTATCACTTGAAACAAACTGCCCTTTAGCTTCAATAATAATTCCATTTTGTAAAATAAAATCTGGTGTGTATTTAGAAGTTGGCTTAGAGTATTTCACTGTCAAGGTCTCATACTCAAAATTAATTTTTTGTTTGCATAGTTGACTTGCAATAGATTTCTCCAAACCACTTCTAAACTTCACTGGATTAAAAATCGTCAGATTCGTCTGGTTTTTCATCTTCGGTTTGTGAATCTGAGTTAGGTGATTCATAACCTTTTTCTTCCTTAAATCCATGATCTTTCATATCTCCATTTTTACCTGAAACTAAGTCAATTATCTGAACAGCTTTAAGTCTAAGACTACAGCCGTACCCAGTAGCTGCAACAAAATAAGGTACTAACAAAGCGCTTACTCTACACTTTGTTCCACCCCATATTTGTTCATTAGTAAGTTTAACACCCTTACTATCAACAACGACTGGCTTAAGATCAACTTGTGTTCCATCTTTTAAATTTATTTTAGACTTTTGTTTAAACCTAAAAATTAAATTACCAGTAGGTTGATCTTGATCATCAAGCTCTTCTTTGTAAGGTCGTGTAGCTTCTTTTGCTTTTTTACCTTTAGTAAGCTCTTTTGCTTTTTCAATAGCTTCATCTATTTTTTTAATGACAGGCGCTGATTGTTCTTTATTAAGAATCAATTCAATTTTGAACTCAGGAGGATTAGAATACCTATCATCTGGATAATTTAACCAAGGGTATCTTGCAGTACCAATATCAGTAACTACTTGTTCATATTTGTTTGCCATGTTTTTTCCTTTCTAAAAGTAGCAACACATAGAAATTATTCCATGTGTAGTTATTGTTATTATTATGAAAAAAAGAAATCAGAATCTAACACCTGTTCAATAATTAAATCTCCTTTTTTTGGTGGCATCGGAACTGATTCTTTTTTTGATTCAGGAAGCATCGATATGATGTCATTCCTAAAATCTATTAAAACGTCATGGCTTTTATAAATGTCAACAAAAGTAGCTCTGCAACATTCTCCAAGACGTTCAACATCAGCAGCAAGTGTTCCATAACTGTCATGCACCATAGCAAAATCTTTGATACCTTCTCCAAAGGCGGTACACAAAGTCATTTGTAAATGACAACTATCAAGAGCATGTACCCAGTTAGGTGAAACTCCTGCTGCTTGTTTTCTTTTATCCCACTTGCTGTTTAAATTTTCATTTGAAACTTTAAGCTGTGGTCTAAAAACTTTTCCCATTAATTTAGTTTGTATTTGTAGTGGTTTATAATTTTCATAAGCTTGTTGAACTGGAAAACCCATAGGTGTGTACCACACTATAGGAATACCTTCCGCACTTGCAATTCTTGCCACCTCTTGTAACCATTTCATTACTTTAGATGCAGCTTCTATTACATCACTAGCAACTTCCCACATAATTTTTGCAAGATAACTACAAGCTTTTAGTAAATCATCACCAAAAGGATGCATCTGACCTTTTTCTTTTCTTTTTTGTACAATTTCATTTACAAAGTCAGTCCAGGAATATTGTCTACTGCCATAACATATAGTCATAGTAGGCCTTTTTGCTATCGACCTATCAACACCAAAGTCTAACCATTTTTTTGCGAATGAATTTTCTTCTTTTTCTAATCTTAAAATTACATTGTCTGCAACTTTTTGATAAATATCCGCAGGCACTGTACTCGGAATCATATTAACTTGTTTACCAGTCACTAAACTTCTGATTGATGCACTAAAATGCTGAAGGCCTGAACATGTTGCATCCATAGACACTGGCAGTGAACTTTCATAATCTATTCCATTGTCTAAAAATTTTTTCCACTCAAAACAAAAAGCTAAAAACTGCCAAGGATCATCAGCATCCATCCAAAACTTATTGCTATAAGGATCTTCTGCTGAAGCTTTTATCTTATCATTATTGTTTTCAACAAAATCTATTCGATCTTGAAAAGAACACTTATCATATCCAAAACAATTAGAACCATGTATAGCCAGATAACATGCACCTTTCTCACCCAAGGGTTTAGAGTTTGCAAATGTCAACAATGCTTTTTGATAGTCAGCGCCTTGTGGATTTAGGAAGGCCGTAGTTGCATATAATCTACCCCTAAAATCTAATTGGTAAGGAAAATAAAACTTATAATTATAAAACTTGTCCGCTAGTTCAAATGTTTTTGCACATTGTATTTGTTTGGATTTATGTCTTTCAACTTCCCCGTACCAAATAACCATCTCTGCTTTGTACTTCCTTAATACATCTTTGTTTTTTAAAGCTTCTGCACTTGGTTTTGTTGGTTTTTCATCTTTTAAATTACCAGGAACAGACCCAACAGTGTGTCCTTTTTCCCAAAAATGTTTTTGTACTTTTAATATCTCTCTATTTATGACAAAAGGAGTTTCCTGACAGATGTTTATAGAATCATACACACCAGTCATATCTTTTTCTGCAAGCTCTTGCAAATATTTGTTGTTTTTAGTTTTAACAACAGTCAATGGTGGTAAGTGATTAGAGTAATATCCACCACCATAAGGTGAGTTCCATAGTTTTGGTATGACAACTGTCGGTAACCTTTCAGGGTGTAATATTGATCCTCTTAATTTTTTCTCTTTAATCCATGCAATACATTTATCAGTAGGACTAATAAATTTTTGAATCTTTTTACCTTTTCTAAAATCTAACTCAGTAAATAAATTACTAACAATTTCAACAATAACGTAAAGAGTTCTACCGACTCTTAGTTTATCTTTTACTGTCCACTCTATTCTATGTTGTCCATCTCTTTGTGATGCTTCTAAATATTTTCTACGGCTATATTCATAACCCGCATTTCTGCTTTTTAAATCAGAATAAATTTTTGTAAACAACGTAGGGTTTTGTTCCTCCATAGCTAAACAATTAATTTCATCTAAAATATGTTTGCCTATTTTAATAAAGGTTGATGTAGCTGGCTTTCTCCTTGTTGCATTATTTAATAGAGTTTTTAATGTTATAATAGCAGCAACATCTGATTCTATAAGACCTAGATTTTCTATTGCCTGCGCTCTTAAGACTGGACTCTTTTTTGATTTCTCGCTAGTTATATATTCATCAAGCTTATCTGCAACAGGTTTTATGTAATGCTTAACTAAAGTCTTAGCATAATCTGTCGTAGCTTCTTGACCTCTCTCTTTTTTCTTTTCATTGTTTTTTTCATATCGATTGATACCTAAGACTCGGCTTTCTAATTCTAAGTTAATTTGCTCTTGTAAGTTAACTTGTTGTTTTATTTTATCCTGCATAATTACTCCTTATAATGGTGGACATAGTAACATGGTGATTATGGGGAAGGAAATATTGAACCATTGCTACTATGTCACCAAATTGTGTCACTTAAGTGTTACCACATTCTTAGACTGAAGTATATCTCTAGCTTGCTCTAAGTTTTTATCACATAAATGAGCATAACGTAAAGTTGTCTGCATGGATTTGTGACCCATCCACTTCATAACTACAGTCAGTGGTACACCCTTTTGTACCAGTCTAGATGCGCAAGTATGTCGGCAAATATGTGGTACAAAATCTTGATCATTTCTATCTAAATGTATTCTTACTTGATTCCACCAGAATCTTACCTGATGGTCTTTAAAAATAAACCTATTGTATTTTTTAAGTATATTGGCAGCTCTATCGGTCAGATATACAGTTCTTTCTAGGTCATTTTTACTACCATAAACATGTAATGAATTATCTTTTTCATTAAAATCTTTAATAGAAATTTTAAGCGCTTCACTTCTCCATCGTAAACCAGTATCAATTAGAAATGCAACAAAATCACAAAACTCTTTTGTATAGACCTGCAAGTATTCTAAAATTTTAGCTTCATCTTCATACGACAAATAACTAAGTCTGCCTTTACTTTCTTTTAATTGTTCTAACCTTGGCTGAAGTTCTAGCTCACCAATTTTTACTGCATATTTTAATGATTTTGACATAACCGCATTATATCTATTTACTGTTGCATTAGACACTTTGCGCTGATTAATAAGATAATCCTTTACCCTTTCTAAATGCTTATATCTTATCATGTTTACTGGTAAGTCTTTACCTAAAACATCAGTAATAAGTTTCATTTTAGATAAGGTACTTAGATTTGTCTCATCATTATAAAATTGTTTATGTACATTAGAGAATAATTTCTCAAGAGTGTATATAGACTTTATTTTGTTGCTTTTTGGAATTGGTAAATTGTTTTCTAACGAGTACATTACTTCTGCATGAAATAATTCAGCGGCAGTTTTTGTTTTAAATACCACTCTAATTCTTTGTGGTTTAAAATGTTTGCCTAAAAAACAATCAGCAACCCATTTTTTACCTTTATGTATTACTGCCATTTACACCTCCTCGTGTTTAATTTTTAATGCTTCGTGTATCTTAGCCATGGCATAAGTTACATCATTCCATTGCTCGTCATTGCTTTCAATACCCTCAGATATACAGTCCTCTCTTGCCATATGTAAGACCTCCCAAACTGTAGACAAGTTTTTAATTAATTCGTTTCTATCGAGTTGCATTAGTTACTCCTTTCTATTTTTTCAAGATGATTAACAAGCATATCCAAACCATCACACACACCTTTATATTCTGCTTGTGTTTGGCTATCGTTAACCCATTCATCATCAGATTTAATATCCATTACTATGTTTTTTATTTTTTCTAATGAAACTAAAAATGGTGGACTATAATTATCTTCTTTCAATAGTTTTCTTAGCTTCGCATTATCTAGTAAGTGATAATATAAATTGTCAAATAAATTTGCATCTACTATACCCTCATCAGATAATCCCATTGTGTGAAATAAAGTTAAATCTAAAACTTTAGATATGTGTTTTTTGTTAGCTTCTTTCATATTGTTTCCTTTTTATTTCTCATAAGTATTAATATTATTTTGTTTCTCATAAGTATTATGTTATAACCTCCTTAGAGCTAGGAGAATTAGTTACTCGCCTAGCTCTTTTTTTTGGTTAACTATCTCTCATCTCCTCAATCATGGCATCAATTTCTGCTGCGCAAAAACCACATACCCACCCCTCTACATCACCATCATCTCGAGGGTATCTATTAACAAATCTACCACTACCAAAGTGGCAAGGTTCACCACACTCTACACATATTTGTGAATCAAATAAATCTTTAGTCATTACTCGTTCTCCTTATGTGTTCATTAATGACACCTAATATTTTACTAATGTTAGGGTCAGTTGATGATATTTTTAATTCTTCAATAGTATCATCACCAACACCTAAATCTTGCTCAATCCATTCTTGCTCTTCCTCTTTCCAATCCTTGACATCTTCAGTAGTGCCAAAACTTATATAGATTCCTCTATCTTCGTAAACAGTTCTTTTATAGATTTTATATTGTTTAGTCATTACTCACTCTCCTTTAATCTGTTATACATTGCTAATCCAAAGTCATATCCTTGTTTGTAAGAATACATA